TACCTATACTTACTATATTTTTAGTACGTTTAGCACCAGGGTTTTTGATAGTAGTAGACTCATCAACTGCCATATAAGTACTATGACAACTTAAAAACTTAGCCGCAAAGTCCATACCTTTTTTAGTAGAAAAGGCCTCTACATTCATACAAAGTATGTGAAGATCTTCTCCTGTTTCAAACAAAGTATTTAATATTTTCTGTTGTTTTTGATTAATAGTAGCCTGCCATAATACTGATCTATGCTCAATATGATCAGGTAAATGAGTAGGAATTTCTTGAGAATACCAGTTTTTATAAACCCCTTTTGGAGCAATAATAAGAGCTCCGTTGATTTTACCAGCATCATATAACATAGCTATATTATCTATAGCGACTTTAGTTTTACCCGTCCCCATTTCCATAAAGTACGCATATACTTTTTTATTCCACGATTTTTCCAATGCAGTCATTTGATGTGCAAAGGGTTTTGTCTTAAATTTATAATCCATAATTAGTTCTTCTTTCTAGTTGACAATATATTAAAAATAAATTAGAAAGTCAAGCATGAAAGAAAAAACGATAAAGTACGAAACAATAAGTAATAATATACGACAACCGATGGTTTATGTAATTCAGGAAATTCCTGGTACAAAAGAAGGTCGTCCTAAGATAAATATTATGGGTGCTCAAAAGTATGGGGACATAAAAGTTTTATTAAAGGAAGATTCTCAAATTATATTTTCCCCCGGTCCTGTTATATTTTCTTTAAGAAAAAAACTAAAAGATTTTTCTAAAGAAGATTATTTATTATTGACTGGAGATCCTGCTATAATTGGTATAGCATGTTCAGTTGTTTCTGACACTACAAATGGCAGATACAATTTATTGAAATGGGATCGACAAGAAAGAACGTACTATCCAATAAAAATAAATCTATACGAGAAAGGAGAAATAGATGAGTAATCAAGACCTAACACAAAAGTTTGAGGAGGATTCTCCTCAACAAGTAAACGAAATAGAAAACGTTAGAAGTTTATCTAACTATGTTATCAGGTTGCAAGCTTTAGAAGATGAAGTAAAAATCATGGAAGAAAATCTAAAGAAAAAGAAAGAAGCAGCTGACAAAATATCCGAGGAAGTTATTCCAGAGATAATGCATGACATGAAACTAAAGACTCTTAAACTTACTGATGGTTCTGCCATAGAAGTAAAAGAGATTTACGGTGCCAGTATTCCTATAGCAAATAAGGAAGGTGCCTACCAATGGCTTCGAGATAATGACCTGGGTGATCTGATTAAAAACGAGATCACTGTTTCCTTTGGTCGTGGCGAAGATAACAAGGCGAACGATTACGCTAGCCTTGCTGAGAAGAGTGGTTATCAACCTGCACAAAAAATGAAGGTTGAACCTATGACTCTCAAAGCTTTGTTTAGAGAAAGATCTGAGGCTAACTTAGATCTACCCTCTGAACATTTTAACCTGTTTAAGGGAAACAAAACAAAAATAACAAGGAACAAATAACATGACACAAGAAACAAGCGACTTAGCAATAAAAAAAGAAGGTGCAATAGCCACTCTAGATTTTGAATCTGACTCAGGAATGGGTTTAGAAAATATAGACAAGGGTGATTTAGCATTACCGTTTTTAAAACTACTACAAAGTGGTTCTTATGAAACGAAAAAAAAACATGCAAAATATGTTGAAGGTGCAGAAGCTGGAATGTTTTATAATACAGTAACTAAAAAACTGTATAGTGGAGAAAAAGGTATTGAAGTAATACCATGTTTCTACAAAATGACATATCCTGAATGGGCACCATTTGACAAAAGTGAAGGCAGACCTATTAGTCCTGATAGAGGACCAGAGGTTATGGCTCAAACAACTAAGGGTACAGGTACAAAAGATGTATTGTCTAATGGTAATGAAATCATTAAGACAGCAAATCACTTTGTAATTATTCTTGGTGATAAACCTGAAAAGGCTTTGATGTCATTAAAAACTACTCAGTTAAAAACTAGTAGAGGTTGGAACTCACTGATGGATAATGAAATGATAATTTCAAAAACCACAGGGAAGTCTATACCGGCTCCTTCATTCTCTAGAGTTTATAAAATAAACTCTGTTGAAAATACAGGTAACTTTACCTGGCATGGGATGGTTGTTAACATAGTTAAACCGATAGAAAATGCAGAGATCTATAGCATGGCTAAAGATTTTAATTTAGCATTACATAAAAGTAATGTTGCAGCGGCTTCGGTAGAATCTAATTACTAGATTTCTTGCAAGAAAGTGGGCAGCCGAGGGAGACTGAGGCTGTCCTAACACGGGATCGTTATGGAAAATGAATTTATAAAGTTATTCACTGGCTATCAAGGAGACTTTGGAATAGCTGACATGTCTAGAACTGAACTAGATAAAAGTAAAAACAAAATTAAACCTGTCTATGAATGGGCAGGTAGACCTTTAGCTGTCAATGATTACAAAGATCATTTGTTAGGTAAGATATCTATTGGTGTTCAACCTTGTAGACTAAATAAAACAGCACAATTTGGTTGCATAGATGTAGACCCACCTGACTATGGTAATTTTAAAATAGAAAAATACTTATCTTTATTTGAACAATTTAAATTACCTTTAGTACCTATTCTTTCTAAGAGTGGAGGATTACATTGTTACATATTTTTAAAAGAAGCAATTCCTGCCATCGATTTAATTGATGCATTAAAAGCTTTTCTGCTACCGCTAGGTTTGAAGCCTACCACCGAAATTTTTCCTAAACAGAAAGAATTAAAGGAAGACGAAAAAGGAGACATCAAACCAGGAAATTTTATTAACTTACCTTACTATAACAATGGTGAGTCTAGTAGATATGCTTTAGATAAAGATAATAATAAACTTAGTCTTACTAAATTTATAGAAGTAGCAGAGTCTTTAAGAATTAGTAAAGAAGATTTAGAAAAATTAGTAGAAGAAACTCACGCAAATATATTAAATGGAGCTGATCCAGAATTTGATGATGGTCCTCCATGTTTAGCTTTATGTTCTAAAGCTAAATTAGAAGATGGTAGGGATAGATTTATGTATAACTACATGGTCTTTGCTAAGAAAAAATACAAAGAGAAATGGCCAGATCAAGTATCTAAAGCAAACTATAGTTATCTTTCAGAACCTTGGGACAAATCTAAATTAGATTTAAAAATAAAAGCTTGGAAAGGTGAAACAGCAGGTCATACTTGTTATGAAGAACCAATCAAAGATAAGTGTATGCGTAGTCTATGTTATTCTAAACCTTTTGGAATAGCTTCAGATGGTGTTTCAATTTTTCCAGACATAACTAATTTTCAAATAATTAAATACGTAGAACCAGAATACAGATTCAATGTTGTTATGCCTAATGATGACAAACATGAAGTAGTAATACCTAACACTAAGTTAATGACTACTCAAAAAGAAGTACTAAATTTAATATGGGAACAAACAGGAGTTTATTTTGAACCTCTAAAACCAAAAGATTATAGATCAAAATTAAATGAATGGCGTGGTGTTGGTTGTGAAACAATCTATCCACCTAAAGGTACACAGATAAGTGACAGACTAAGAGAAGAGTTATATCAATATTGTGTAAACGGACCACAGGCTAAACAAAGAGGTCAGATTAAAAATGGTGCTTGTTTTACTGAAGACAGTTTCCATTATTTTAAAATAACTTCTTTTATAGAACACTTAGGTAACAGTTGGAAAATACCAATTGAAAGAATTGCAAGACAATTAGAAAAAGATTGTAGTGTACAGTTTAATCACTCATTAAATGTAGATGGTAAAACTTTAAAAGTATGTAGAACTCCACAACTTCATATAGATCAAATAGAATATAAACCCGTGGAAAGAAAGGAAAGTAATTATTAATGAAACGTTATAAAGTTATAGGTCCTCCAGGAACTGGAAAAACAAGATCTTTACTACAAACTGTACAAAGATATAGAGATGAAGGTGTAGCCTTAGAAGACATTGGTTATTTTGCTTTTACTAGAAAAGCAGCTAATGAATCTAGAGATAGGTTCTTAAAAGTAAATACTGATCTTACTAAAAAAGACATACCCTATTTCAAAAC